TAGTTATACAAGACCTGATGAATGCGTTGAATATTAGGCAAGGACAAAAAGTAGGACAACCGGGATATGGTACTTCACTGTGGTCTTTTGTATTCGAACCCAACACCGCTGATGTTCAGTTTCAAATAGAAGCAGAAATTCGTAGAGTAGCCAGTCTGGATCCTAGACTACAACTAAATTCAGTTAAAGCCTTCCCGCAAGAACACGGAATATTGCTTGAAGTTGAAATGTCGGTCACCCCATTCAATAATGCTCAGATATTGAGTGTGTTCTTTGATAGCAATACCAGTCGAGCCGTAATACAATAATCCTATCCTATTACAAGCACGGTTTTAGGTATGATAAATACTTAAAAGAGAACAACTATGGCGACAAGCGCAAGACAATCTTCCCTATTCGGTGTAAATGACTGGAAAGCTATTTACCAAACATTCAGAGAAGCTGATTTTCGTAGTTTTGATTATGAAACGCTTCGTAAGAGTTTCATCGACTATCTGCGTGTCTATTATCCGGAAACGTTTAATGACTTTATTGAAAGTTCAGAATTTATTGCAATTCTGGATGTCATGGCGTTCATGGGTCAAGGTCTCGCATTTAGAAACGACTTAAACGCCAGAGAAAATTTCATTGACACTGCTGAGCGTAGAGACTCCGTTGTTAAACTAGCCAACTTAGTAAGCTATACTCCTAAACGAAACTTAGCTGCGCAGGGATATTTGAAAGTAGTTAGTATTCAAACCACTCAGAATATCTCTGATTTGAACGGGGTTAATTTAAGCAATCTTCCAATATTATGGAATGACCCGGCAAACGCTAATTGGGCTGAACAATTTAATACTATTATTAATGCTGCATTGATAAACACACAGCGGGTAGGTCGCCCGGGCAATCAGGCTGATTTATTAGGGGTGACTACTAGTGAGTATACTCTTAGTATTCCGGCGGATAATATCCCTGTAGTGCCATTCACCTCAACAGTAGACAGCCTCAATATGAATTTTGAGCTAGTAAGTGTTACAAGTGTAGATAAAGATTATATATATGAAATTCCACCGATCCCATCGGGTAGATTTAATATGCTATATCGTAATGACAAATTAGGATATGGTAGTCCAAATACCGGATTTTTCTTTTACTTTAAACAAGGTGGCCTACAAAATTCTGATTTTAACTTAGAGCAGCAGATTACCAATCAGGTAATCAACATAGATATTCAGGGCATCAACAATACTGACACATGGCTATATCAGCTTAGCGACAACAATGGCACCAGCGCACTTTGGAAACAAGTTGAGAATGTCTACGCCGATGCTTATCTGCAAACTGAAACTAGTAACAGAGCAATCTTTGCAGTAACTTCTAGATTTAACGATCAAGTAAGTTACACGTTTGGTGACGGGGTATTCTCGGAAATCCCAGTTGGAGCATTTAGGGCATATGTTCGGGCTGGTAATGCGCTTACCTACACCATCGACCCGTCAGAAATGCAGGGCATCTCTATAACATTCTCGTATCTTAGCAGAGTGGGTAGAGTGGAACAATTAACAGTTGGGCTAGAATTACAGCTGCCAGTCTCTAACGCTCAAGCAAGAGAATCATTAGCAAGCATTAAACAACGGGCACCTACTAGATACTACTCGCAAAATCGTATGGTCAATGGAGAAGATTATAATAACTTCCCTTATACACTATACAGTTCAATTCTTAAAAGCAAAGCTATTAATCGTAGCTCGATTGGTGTTTCTAAAAATCTAGACCTACTTGATCCAACGGGAAAATATTCAAGTTTAAATTCGTTTGCTACTGACGGTGCAATTTGGCAAAATGATACCACCGATAGTCTAGCATTGACTATTAATTCTATCGGTAACATTATCACATTCCTGACTGACACCTTAGCTTCCACATTGTCATCTAATCGTGCGATACAATACTATACGCAAAATTATGCTACGTATTCAGTTGACGATTCAGGAACTAATACAGTTTATTGGCAAACCAGTTCAGTAGACGCTAGCTCGGTAACAGGATATTTTTACACTAAAGTAAACAATGTCAACACTCCGATCGGATTGGGTACGTACTCCACAACCAATGTAAAGTACATCACAACCGGCGCGCTTCTCAAATTTACTGCACCTCCTGGATATTATTTTGATAGCAATAATAGATTGGTAGCTGGCATTGCCGGCCCGTCAGATATTACTTCGATATGGACAACAGTTCTTAATGTTATTGGTGATGGGTACAATAACGGGTTAGGTGGGTTTACTAACGGTACTGGGCCAGTCACGTTAAACGGATATGTACCATCTAGCACACCGACAATTACGGTATTACCATCGTTTGATAATACGTTAGCGAACGAGATTATACAGGAATGTATTACTAGAATGGAGTTACAACAGAACTTCTCACTGGTGTTTAATAACGCATTAACAGTGAATCAGCTTCGTTGGAGTATCAATCAATACAACGATGTAAATTACTTTGTCAACTTCTTAAGTTTAGGTGGTAATAGATATAGCATTACATCGCGTTCATTAGCATATTATTTTGGTAGTGTAAAAGATACTAGATTCTCATTTGAACGAGATAAATTGGTGTATGATCCCTTCTCTGGAAAGATTTTACAAGATTTTATTAAGGTGCTAGCTACTAATACACAGCCTAGTTCTAATTATCCACTAGCAACTTCTGTTTCGGCTAACATTGTTGGGCAGACTGTTGAATCAGATGGATATATCAATGATTTTGAAGTAGAGATATCAAGCACCGATATTAATAATCGTGGCTTAATTTTAAATCCTACATTCTTTCAAACAGTCACTGGATATGTATCTGGTAATACAAACATTGGTATATATGTCTTTTTTGAACTAATAGAGGACGCACTAAGTCTGTCTAGATATCAAATAGTGCCGTCAACTGATGTAGTTTACACCTATCCTACTAATACCCAAGTAGAAGTTTCCAAGTATGATTATCCACTGGGACAGATATTCTACGCATATGCTGAAAATATATTTTATATTACTGTGCAGGATATTACGGTATCTACGCCGTATTATGTCTTAGTACCGCAGCCTCAATATTCTACTAAACCCGGGCGACAAGGTCTGCAGTTCCAATATCGGCACAACTCTAATAACACCACTCGTATAGATCCAGCAACTACTAATATTATAGATTTGTATGTAGTAACGCAAGCATATTATACAGCATATCAAAATTGGATACAAGACACTACAGATACAATACCACAACCAAATCAGCCAACTATTAGTGAATTGAATCAAGAATACGGTGAAGTAAATAATTACAAAATGCTGAGTGATAGTGTTATTTTAAACAGTGTTGTCTTTAAACCATTATTTGGTCCTAAAGCAGCACCTGCACTTAGATCAACTATCAAAGTAATTAAAGCCTCTAACACGAACGCTAGTGACAGTGAAATTCGTAGCGCAGTACTTACGGCTATGAATAATTATTTTTCAATTAACAATTGGAATTTTGGAGATACGTTTTACTTCTCAGAATTAAGTGCATATCTGCATTCGGAAACAGGGGAACTAATTAATTCAGCAGTATTAGTTCCCAATGACCCAACAATGGCTTTTGGAGATTTATATGAAATTAAATGCGCACCGTACGAAATATTTGTAAACGCGGCCACAGCAAATGATGTGTTAGTTATCGCAGCCCTCACCCCAGCACAATTACAAATAAGATAAGTACTATTATGGCCACAAGAATTAGAACATTATCATTTCTTCCGGAAATATTCCAAACACCCACTAACGCTCAATTTTTGAGTGCTACCCTCGATCAATTGGTATCGCAACCAAATACTAAAAAAATTGAAGGGTATATCGGTAGTAAATTTGGATATGGCATTAATGCCAAAGACTATTATGTAACTGAACCTACTAAAACTAGGGTTGATTACCAATTAGATCCGGGTGTTGTTTTTACTAAACCCAACGAATCTGTTGCTCAAGATTTTATTAGCTATCCCGGTATATTGGATGCTCTTCAAATAGAGGGTGGCCTCACTGAAAACAACAACAGACTATTCAATAGTGAATTCTATTCGTGGGATTCATTTACTAACTTAGATAAGATAATTAACTTCAACCAATATTATTGGCTTCCTGAAGGTCCTGATCAAGTTACTGTATCTACTGAAACTGTATACAGCAGTACCGCATATGCTGTAACTGATCTAGCAAACGGATATCAAATCTCTCCTGTGGGTACGGCCGGCGGCACTATAAACCCAACCTTGACAATGCTTCGTGGTGGGTCATATACGTTTGAAGTTAATCAAAATTCTGCTTTTTGGATACAAACTGAACCGGGCGTTAGTGGGTATAGCCCTACTCAACCAAATATATATACACGTGAGGTATATGGTGTATCAAATAACGGAGCAATGAATGGCATTGTAACGTTCGCTGTACCTAGTAAAACTGCACAAGACGACCAGTATAATTTTCCCGGGAACAATGTTGTTGGTGTAGTAAGCACATTGCCGTATAGCGACATCAATGGACAACTACTATCGCAAGTGGGAAACATTGACGGGATAACTTCTCTGGACGGGCTAACTGTAATGTTTTACAATACAGGATATCCATCTGAGATTGGATTTGTATCCAACTTCTTTGACTATACTAATTATGATGAAAATAATAACCTAGTTCCAGCAGAAACTATCACAGTGACCGATACCAGTGCAACTGGAAATTTAATCACTTGTAATTCTACTGCAAATCTATCAGTAAACGATACTATCACCTTTACCGGAACTACATTCGGTGGAATACAATCTTACTTTACCGGCACACCTACAGTAATAGCTGCCGGGTCGTTTGCTATCGGGCAAGAATATGCTATCACTACTATTGGAACAACGGATTGGATAGCGGCAGGTGTAACAGCAAGTGCTGACATTACAGGCTCTATTGCTGGATACGCATTAACAGTTACTACAGTAAACTCAGGCTCGCTAGTTATAGGACAAACACTAGCAGGATTTGGAGTTACCGCAGGTACAGTAATTGTTAGTTATGATTTAGCTACAGATACATACACGCTAGATCAATCACAAACTGTAGCTAGTACTACTATTTACGGGTATGATATTGTAGCGGGTAAGATATTCACTGCGATAGCTGCTGGATCTGGCACCGGCAATGCGACTGCCTTTTTACCAACAATATACTATATAAGTTCAATTTCGTCATTGACAGAATTTACTGTCTCCGCTCTGTTAGGCGGTAGCGACGTAGTACTAACCACTGCATCTGGATCAATGATCGGTAATATCAATCAAGGTTTATATGAAGAGGGATATTACACTACAGTAAGTCAGACCTTTTACACAATTACTTATGTCGGTGACCCAACGGACCCTGTTATAAGATTGATCCCAAGTAGCTCTATACCTACTAATGAAAAGATAACAGCGTTGTATGGTACACAATGGTTGAATAGATATTTCTATAAAAATCCAGCCGGCGCCATTGTGTTAATCCCCTACATAACTGCGCCTCTAGATATATTGTATTACCAAGATGGAACTTCAGCTAATAAAGTTGGCATCATTAGATTGATCGAGAGTAATGTTACTAACACCTTGGATGTTGATGCTGATATTTTGGGTAGAAAGAATTTCACATCATCAACCGGGATTGTATTTACAAATGGATTGAAGGTGGTATTTCAGGGAGACATCGTTCCCGCAAGCTATAAATCAGGGCAATATTATGTTGAAGGTGTTGGCAGCGCAATAGAACTAGTACCGGTTTCTGATTTAATATCACCCGAAAGTTTTACATCTAGCACATACATACCATGGGATACTCTAGCGTATGATATTGGAAATTGGGAAGGTAACTCGTATGTTCCGGTAACACCCGATTATATAACCATATCTAGAAATTCATTAGACAAAAATGCCTGGTCAAGGAGTAATCGTTGGTTCCACGTAGACGTAATCAACGCGGCAGCACTGTACAATAACAATCCCAATTCAGTAAGTGTTTATGCTACCGCAGATAATAAAGCTAAACGCCCCATTATCGAATTTTATCCTAACTTACGGTTGTTCAACGCTGGAACAGAAGGTAAGTCGCCCGTTGATTTTATCGACACCAGAACTATAGATGCATTCTCTTTAGTAGCAGGACAACAAAATTACTATCCTGACGTTACAGTGTACACCGCGTATAGCGGAACTATCGCATCTACTGATTATGTATCCGCTAGAATAGCTACTGATACTATCGGTACCGTGGCTCTTCCCGCAGTTTCAAATACTATTACTTGCGATAGCACGGTTGGTTTTAGAGTTAATGACCTGATAGTGTTTAATGCGGTTGACTTGGGACCAGTATTTGGAGGGGTCGTAGCTGAAGCAAATTATTATGTAAAAGAAATTATTGATTTAGTTACATTCACTATCTCATCTGAACAAAACGGTGATGTATTTGCCTTGTCAAGTTCGTCGGGGTCAATGCGATTTTATTGGACACCACGCAGCACTGAAGTTGTAGTAGACAACACCGACGTAACAGGAACATTTGCTCTGGGGCAATATGTTACCGACTCAACTAATTTAATACCAACCAACGCGCTGATAACTGCGATCACCGTAACTACTAGTCAAACGATATTTGAAGTATCGTGGGATGCAAGTTCAGGCAGTTTCTTCGCCGGCACTTCCACTGCGTCGATTATAGCAACTGATACCACCAATGACACCTATGCGTTATTTGACGGTGCTCGGGTAGCGTTCACAGTAGATACAGATAAAAATGTAAGAGATAAGATTTATGTATGTCGTTTTTCGACAGTTACCAGCACTACTGATCCGGTAATTACGTTGACTGAGGCTACTGACGGACAAGTGTTAGTTAATCAACAGACCGTTGCATTACGTGGATATTTTAATCAAGGTAACGAATTCTATTTTGATGGTGTGGAATGGATTAAAACACAACAGAAAACTCAAGTAAATCAACCACCCTTGTTTGATGTATTCGATGATAACAGCATAAGCTTTGGTGACGCAGAAATTTACACCGGAACTTCGTTTAAGGGAAATAAATTATTCGCATATGGATTGGGTTCCGGACTTGTAGATGGTATTCTTGGATTCCCTATCCGATACAGCTCCATTGACAACGTGGGTGATATATCATTTGACATATCTCTTAACCTAGACACATTTAATTATGTTAATGGTTCTTCACCGATCACACAAAAAACCAACACTGGTTATGTGTACAATTACCCAACTCGCGTTGTGTATGAAAGACAATTGGGATGGCAGACAGCGATCTCACCGAGCGTACAATATCAAATTTTTGAATTCTCATATAGCACACCATCACCTACTTCAGTGTATATATGTGATATTGCGCCAATGGATAGTACCACAACAGTCTGGCCTACTATTCAAGTTTACATTAACAATGTACTACAAACCGCTGCAGATTACACTGTTACTACCACTAGTAACAGTACTACTGTTACGTTCATTGATCACGCGGTACTTAACCCTGTTCAAATATTAATATTAAGTGACCAAGTTAGTCCTACCGCTTACTACAGTATTCCAATTAACTTAAATAACAATCCACTAAATGCAGACGTTACCACAGCAAACGTAGGTGATATTAGAGGACAATATCAAAGTATATTCTATAACAATCCTGACACAACTGGAAATGTATTTGGTTCGAACAATTACCGTGACTTGGGTAATGTAGTTCCATATGGCACCCGTATTATTCAAAATAGCGCATCGTTGGTATTACCTGGCACATTCTTGCGAAAACAAAATCATAATTTGTTTAACTCGTTGATGTTCAACAGCAGAGAATATATTAAATTTAAAACTCTATTAGTTGATACGGTTAACAATGCGTCTTATTCACAGCGGTATGATCCTGCAACAATGTTGGATGATGCGCTGGATCAGATTGTTGCGTCTAAGACTGAGGAGCAGCCCTTTTTCTGGAGTGATATGGTGCCATCTAAGGCCCCGTATATTTCCAATTCTTATTCATTCGCAAACAGTTTAGATGTAAGCATTTATAAATTAAGCACCACATACGATTTTACTAAAGCAAATTACAATGGCGTTTTAGTATATCTCACACGAACAACAATCGGTGTCACTTCTGTTAAACAACTAATTGTAAATGTTGATTATGTTATCAGTACTGATTCACCGTCACTAACGGTAACGCTAGATTTACTACCTAATGACATTATCACCATTAACGAATACAATCAAACATATGGTAGTTATATACCTAACACACCTACTAAATTGGGCCTATACCCTGCATATACCCCGGGCGTAGTGTTAGACAGTGATTATGCTCAGCCTACCTATTTTATTAAAGGGCACGATGGTTCTTACAATAAGTTGTATGGTAACTATGATGCGACTTTAGAATTACTGATAGACTTTAGAGATCAAGTATTGTTAGAATACGAATTGCGGGTGTTTAACAACTTAAAGTTAAGTTCAATTATTCCTATTAAAGAATATGAAGTGTTGCCGGGCTTTTTCAGAGAAACCGACTATTCATACAATGAATTCTTAGAGGTGTATAGCGCATCATTCTTAAATTGGGTTGGACAAAATAGAATCAATTACAAGAGACAACTTTACAACAAGAATGACCAGTTTACTTATAATTATTATCAAAGTGGAAATAAGATAAACAAGAAACCTATTGAGCAAGGCTATTGGAGGGGAATTTATCAATATTATTATGATACTACTACACCTAACAGTACACCTTGGGAAATGTTAGGGTTTACCGAGAAGCCAACTTGGTGGCAAGACAGATATGGTCCAGCACCGTATACCAGTGATAACTTGATTTTATGGAATGATTTAGCACAGGGAATTGATTGGAATAACGGTGTACCTATTGTAATCAAACAAGCTATTAGACCTGAACTGTTACAAGTATTGCCGGTTGACACTGAAGGCAATCTAGTATCACCCCTAGATTCAATAGTAGGCAGTTATAATAGTAACATATTCCAACGTGATTGGAAAGTGGGAGATGAAGGCCCTGCAGAATTAAGCTACAGAAGAAGTAGCTCTTGGCCCTTCGACCTAATGAAAATATTAGCTTTAGCTAAGCCTGCTCAATTCTTCAATTTAGGTGTAGATTTAGATAACTACAAATATAATCTTGAATTTGACCAGTATCTAGTTAACAACAGAAGCCATCTTGTTATTAGTGATGTTCAAATATACGGATCAGGTACTGCTAAAACTAGTTATATCAATTGGATCGTTGATTACGAAAAACAAATTGGAGTAGATGCTACTCAGAATATCACCAACTTGTTATTTAACTTGGATGTTAGATTGGTATATCGCTTAGCGGGATTTAGTGACAAAACATTATTAAAATTCTATGTTGAAAAAGGCACAGCAAATAATAGAAATGCGTCCTTATTAATTCCAGACGAAAGCTATGCGGTATTGTTATATGACAATCAACCTTTTAAGAAGATTGTGTATTCAGGCGTTGTCATTCAAATAGTTGACAGCGGATATACTGTATATGGCAATTCACAAACTGCTGCATATTTCAAAACATTAAAGCCATTGGCTAACGGTAATACAAGCATTACTGAAGTGGATGCATTACGGGTAAGAACGGCAAACGACTACTCAACTCAAGAAGTAATCGTACCCTATGGTTCGCTGTTCTACACAGTAGAGGAACTAGCACAGTTTCTAAGAGCATATGGAGCATATCAAGAAGCTCAGGGTATGGTATTCTCATCTATTGAAAATGGTTTAGAAGTTACCTGGAATCAAATGATAGCTGAACTGCTATACTGGGCGCAAACTGGATGGGAAGTTGGCAGTGTGTTGACTATAAATCCGGCCGCTAGCACTATGGAAATAAATCGTGACGGGTACATTGTTCAACCGTTAACAATGCGTGAAACTAACTTTGTATTGAATCAGAATTTATATCCAATTCAATCAATGGATCTTGCAATTGTGCGCGACGAAACGCAATTTGTTATCAAACCATTAAATGCCGGTGACACCCTTGCGTATGGTCAATTTAATATACATAGCATTGAGCATGGCATTGTTTTTGATAACATTACCCTGTTCAATGATGTCATCTACAATTTAACTACAGGTTTGCGTCAACTTCGTATTGTGCTGCGTGGAACAAAAACTGCTGACTGGAATGGTACGATCAATGCTGCTGGATTTATTCTCAATCAAGATAATATACAAGAATGGAATCGAACATTAACTTATACCAAAGGTGTTATTGTACAGTATAAAAATAAATACTGGACTGCGTTACGAGTAATACAACCTAGCGAGACATTCAACAGCAATGACTGGAAACGGACAGACTACGAACAAATTCAAAAAGGGTTGCTACCAAACTCAAGCACTCGCTCATATGAAAGCACATTGTACTATAATGTTGACAAGGCTAACTTAGAATCAGATGCTGATTTATTAAGTTTCTCGCTTATTGGATATCGCCCACGTGATTATCTTGCGTTAGCCGACTTAACTGACATTACTCAAATTAATGTATACAAGAATTTAATTAAGAACAAAGGAACACTTAACGCTGCTAGTGCGTTCAAGGGAGTTAATCTACCGCAGGGTGGAATTAATTATGAGATTTATGAAAATTGGGCAATCAAATCTGGCGAGTTTGGCGGGGTTCTCAACAGCAATTTCGTAGAGTTTAAGATTAATGAAAACTATATGACCGGTAATCCCTCAATTGTGGGATTAACTAATGGTGTATACACGGATGGTGTGCAACAAGAAGTACCACTGTACTCACTGTATAACTATGGTAGACCAGTCTTTGATCCAAATGTTTTACCACAGATTTCATCAGCATTGCCACCAACTTTATTGCCCGATGCAGGCTATGTCAATTTTAATGATGTAAAAATGTCAGCTTTTTATTACTCGCAGTTAGCTAGCGCAGTTGATAAAAACGGTAAGGTTGTGCCTATACAAGATTTTTATGTTCGAGATTATCTTTGGTTAGCAAATTATCTCGAACAATGGCAAGTATACACACCTGCTTCTATTGGTCAAGTAATTTATGTAAAGAATAATTTGAATGGTACTGCTACAATAACATTCAATCAGGCGCATAACTTAGTTCAATATCAACCATTCGCAATCGTAAACTTCAATCCAGCAGTTAATGGATATTTCTTAGCATCACTAATTGTTGATCCACAGCGAGTATTAGTAAATCTAACTCTTGATGCAAATACTAGAAACATCACTGGGCAAGGTATTGGACTGTTGTTCCAATCTCAGCGTGTAGCTACCCCAGCCGACATCGCCACACTCCCACTCTTAAGCGCAGAGTTCACAAAAAATACAGTATGGGTAGATACGAACACTGATGGTGATTGGGCTGTATATAGAAAGAGTATTAATTACCAGTACGATACTGAAACCATTCGCCCAACAGGCGTGACCTTTGGTAGTGCGGTAGCATACACTTCAACACTAGGATATTTGGTTGGCGATGCTCAAGCAGGTGAAGTCTATAGATACACCTTTAACGATTTGGCTAACGACTACCAATTGATTCAAACAATCACGCACGATACTTCATTTGGAGCAACAATCGCATATGCCGGTGATATGTTCTTCATATCGGAACCAAGCAGCGCGGCTCCTAAAGTATATGCCTATCAGTTAAGCTCAACACTCACTAATGATGATTTAACCTTGTTCCAAACTGCTATTGCTGCCCCTGCAAGTTCAATCAACTGGGGTAAGGCTATAGCTGTGTCAGGTGATACAAATTGGGTATACATATCTGACTATGATAATCCTTCGACACCTAACTTAGTCTATGTATACAGAAAATCACAGACAACGGATGAGTATGAATTGTCAACTACCATCACAACAAGTGGGCTAGTCGCGGGTGATAATTTTGGTTACTCTATTGCAACTGATTATTACGGTGATACTGTTATCATAGGTACCCCTAACCAAGACTATAGCCCTACAATTGATAATTGGGGATATACATATGTGTTTTCTAGGGCGGTGCAGAATATAGAAACATCGCAGAATAGTATTCCTGATGTTGCACAAATATTTCAATTGGTATGGACACCTAGCACCACAGTTACTGATGTTAGCGCAACAGATGCGACAACAGATGTCATAACTTGCACTAGCACTAGTGGATTTGTAGTTGACATGCCGGTACTATTCTCCGGAACTGTGTATGCTAGCAGCAACATTTCTCCAAGCACAATCTATTTTATTGAAAGTGTTGTTAGTGCAACTGAGTTCCGTATTAAAACTTCGGTAGATGCTATAATCCCGTTAGCTTTAGGCACTAGTAGTGGGAGCGGGATGATAGCTAACGTCCAGTCTACTCCTATCTATGTATCAGTTAATGGTACATTAGTAGACAACAGTAATTATGGAGTGATAGGTAATACATTAGTATATCCTAGCACATTGTCAGCCGGCGATATTGTTACTATAAGCGGAGATCAGTTTACATTAGTTCAAACTCTAACTTCAGAGGTAACACCAAAAGTCGGAGTTCATTTTGGAAATAGCGTAGATACTACCACCCACGCATCTGAAGTTATCATTGGCGCACCGTTCGAATTGACTACGCAGACAGAAGAAGGCGCTGTGTATCGCTATACCAATGGTGGTGGAAAATATGGAATGGTAATCGGTACTACTGACACCAATGTTACCTCTACCAGAACACTGTTAATTAATAATTTTGCTGTATATATTCCGATCGGAAATGCGACAGTTGCTGCTAATTCTATTTCTCAAGCAGGTATACCAAACATTGTGGCAACTGCTAGCAATGGTAAACTGATTATATCATTAATAAATTATGATTTAGCTATCCCAAATGAAAAGCTATTGATAGCTGTGGTGGATACTACCACATTAACTGAGTTAGGTATTTCAATTTATACTCAGACACAAACTATCAACTGCCCACACATTACTGGACCTACACAATTTGGTACAGTAGTTAAATTCAATGAATTTGATTCCTTCGTAGCTAGTGCCCCGACTGGTACTAGATATGCGGCTACGACCTTTGATTTCACTGATGATGAAAATTTAGACAATGACACGGTGTTTGATAATAACGCAACGCAATGGATAGACCAGTTTGTTAATGCAGGTGCGGCGTATATGTTTGACTATCTAGCGGTGTTTGGTGAAAATCTAGACAACACTGGTAAGTTTGTATATTCGCAAAGTGTGAATGACGTAAATCTAGAGTACGGTGCTCAGCCAATGTATGGTCAAGCAATGGATTTCAACAACTATCACGTTATTGTTGGTACCCCTGCATTTAGACCTGGTTATGACAATGGGCTAGTAACATTGTACACTAATAGTTCAGGAATCACTGATTGGTCTGTATATAGAAGCTCAGCAGCAGTAGTTGACATCAACCGAATTCAAAACATACAGTTGTTTAGCGCAGAAACTAACAACACGCTAATTAATTTAGATTTCATTGATCCGCTTCAAGGGAAAATATTAGGTGCGGCCCGCGAAAATATTGATGTCATATCAAACTCAGATCCGGCTCATTACAATAACACTACGGTTCGTAGAGGGATAATCTGGGGAGCTGAGCACGTTGGTCAACTGTGGTTTAACACATCAACAACGCGATTTGTAAATTATCACCAAAATGATGTAACCTACAATAGTAGATACTGGGGCGCAGTCTTCCCGGGGAGTAATGTCACGGTGTATAGTTGGATTGCAAGCCCAAATCTACCGGTAAATTATAATGGCCCTGGTACTGTGTTTAATGTAGATTCATATGCTATACAGTATGTAGAGACAGCTAGTGGTACATTATCACCGATATATTATTATTGGGTGAGAAATACCAATATCATTTTTGAGAAGACTGGAAAGACCTTAGCAGATTCAGTTGTTGAATCATATATTGCTCAGCCTAGAAATTCAGGCATAAGTTGGTTTGCACCATTGTTGCCTAGCGCATTTGGATTGTATAACTCTGCGGCCTATATTAACGCAAATGACAGTGTTCTTCAAATGGGATTTAGCACCGGCACGAATGATGATGTAGCACACAGTCAATATAGTTTAATTAGAGCCAACTACGCTGATGATTTCTTACCGGGATTCCCGGGCATAGGTGGAACATTAATTCCTGAATCATTATACGACCGATTGCTAGATGGATTGTGTGGAGTAGATGAATTTGGAGCAGTTGTACCCAATCCATATCTACCCAAAGCAGTTCAAAATGGAGTGCTAGCTCGACCAAGACAAAGCTTCTTTATCAATAGATTTCTTGCGCTTAAAAATTATCTAACATATGCTAACACTATTTTAGCACAGTTTCCAATTACTGAAACAAGACAATATTCTTTCTTATTTACTGAGGGTCCAATAAACCCATCAACCGGTACTCCATTCTTTGTCACTGCTGATTATTGGGAATATGCAAATTGGTGGGCAATTGGTTACAATGATAACACTAAGTCTGCACTGCAAGTGCCACTCTATGCCAATCTACTCACGCTATCAGTAGCTGTTAATACTATTGTTACCGTCGCTGCAAACAGTACTGGTAATGCAGAGACTTATATTTACAATACTGATGGGACTTGGACTCGCATTGGATTAACGAACGGTACTATTAAATTTAAATCTGATTTGTGGGATTATGCCACTGCACGGATAGGATTTGGAGATAACTTCTATGATACCAATCCATATGATGCATATCCGAGTGAAGAGACTAGAAATATCTTACGAGGATTGAACGAACAAATTTATATAAACGATTTACTAGTCTTTAGAAATAAGAGTCTAATATTGATGTTTGAGTATATCCAAAGCGAGACTATTGATTCACAAAACTATTTGCCTTGGTTGAATAAAACCTCATTCATTGATGTGTCACACACCATTCGTGAATTGCGTCCTATCAGTATATATCAATCAGATAACCAAGACTTTTTGGCAGGATATTTAAATGAAGTAAAACCTTACCACGTGGTAATTAAAGAGTTCTTATTTAAATACACCGGTGCTGATGTCTATGCCGGAGATATCACTGATTTTGATTTGCCTGCAATTTTTGATTCATCAGTTCAACAATTCATCACCCCTGAGTTGGTATACTCTAACCCTAGCTTAGTATCACAGTTTTTACCTAGTAGTCCGATTTGGTCTGATCCAAGTTATATTTCTTGGTATAATAATTATGGGGTAAGCATTACTGGACAAGACAATGTTCAGATAGCTATATTGGACACCTATATTGCGTTGAATACAACAGCATTCGCTATATCAAACGCTCAGGGAATACCTATTAATGGGGTATTTAAAATTGGAAATGAACTTATCGCTTATGCAACGGTTGACAGATCAGTCAATGTGGTCAGCGGCCTAACTCGTGGGGTTAGCAATACACCTATCACCAATCACATTCCAGGAGAGTTAATATACATTGATTTACCAGCAGTGTTGTTATTAGATGGCGGAAGAGGCTATTCTGAGCCACCGCGTGTAATAGCTTATATTGATACGACAATTTACCCAGCACCATCACAGCCTGCGGTATTAGAAGCAGTAATGACATTAGATTCCGTATTAAGTATAACCGTAATTGACCCGGGTCAAGGATATGCAGTATTACCTCAGATTATAATTGATTCTGCTATATCAAGTGAGTTTGCTAGTACAGCAGTCAGTCCAAGCTATAATACCATTCAATTGTACGCCCCGTTGCTACAAACCGGAGACTTGATCAAGTATACTGTTGGAATTGGTAGCACTGCGATTGGTGGATTGACAAATAATCAATGGTATTATGTTAATGTATTAGAGACAGTACCTACTGTTACCGTAGCGTTGTATTCCAATTACAGAGATGCTCTCCAGGATCAAAATAGAATTGTATTATTCTCGACTGGTACAGGAACTACTCACGCACTAAGTGTAGGAGCTAAAGCATCTTGCATATCCAGTGCGGCCCCTATCAGAGAAAATAATATTGCGTTACGATTTGACAGAACTACATACAATTCACAAGTAACTGATTGGGAGATGGACCTATATTATGGTTCATACTTTGCCGGATTCGCAGGTGCGTACAATGACCCACAATCAGTAGCCAGTTCTTCTATACAATTACAAAGTACACAACCGGCTATTAGCACTATTCTGTCCAGTGCCCAAGGGGTAGGCTTTGAAATTGTCGATGTTCGGAATGAGCAAACAGTTTCGTATTCTTCACTGATACGCCAAGTTGCTGAAATAATTGCGTTAAATCACGCTATTCGGTTAACACCTCTTGATGATGGCTCTAATAATCCAAATGCGTCGGGTTCTACTATTGGTTTCTATGTTAATATGCCAATTGTATTCAAAGGTGCTGTGTTAGGTGGATTGGTAAACGATACAGTGTATTATGTTAATAGTATAGTAGATGCTACAGACTTCACTATTTCACAATCAGTAGATGGACCTATCTTTGCTCTGACAGGTGGTACAGTTAGTGCTGCTGGTTTAGAATGTTCAGTTGGCGAAGTAACTAATCTTGCAGTACTTACGATTAATTATCCAGGCATCTTAGAGGTTACTGCGACTACGACAAGTACTAACACTATAACTATTCCGGTTACCTTGGTGGGGACAGGTGGCACTAATGGCTTCTATGTTAACTTACCGGTATTCTTTACAGGAACCGTATTTGGTGGGATAGTTGAAAACGAAATATATTATGTTACAACTGTACTCGATGAGCAAACGTTCACTATCGCTGAGTCCAAAGATCCAACAATGTTAGATGTGTCCGCTACTGCTGCTAGCACAGACTATGTTACAATATCAACTGATACCCAATCTCTAAAAATAAATGATCCTGTAATTTTTAACTCAATGGTAATACTTGGAGTGGATGTTACCGTGTTTGGCAACATTGTTTCAGGCACAACATATTATGTTGCTAGCATTCCTAACAATAATTCAATACAATTATCTGCTGTAGTTAACGGATCAGTATTTCCATTAGCAGATCAGGCTGCTAGCGTAGACCCCTTGCTTCCTACTAACGCAGTATTAACCAGTCAACGAAATGTTGTTCAGTTGTCTACCGCAACAGGAAGTATGACTATTAATGTGTCTATCCCGGTTAGCCCTGGTCAGATTAACGGTCAACAATTTACTTTATACAACACTTCAGAGCAATATCCTGACTTGGCAGGACCGGTTAGTTCATTAGTTACGCGAGAGATACAATCAACTATTGATACCGTAGATAGGGTTGCGATCAGTAGCTACAGTGGTGGATTAACAAACATATATGATAATTTTCCATTACAGGTTGAAACAAATATTGGTGGCCTAGTAACAGGAACAACATACTATGTAGTAGATTCTGGATACATTGAGGTAGACGTTACTTCTACTTCACCATCTATTGCGTCAGCGGTAATTACCGGAGACATACTATCAGGCGCGCCAGTAAGCTTACTAACAGTTACCGGTGTCACATCGGGCGCGGTAGTTCCGGGCTGTTCTTTGGCCGGCGGCACCGTCATTCCTGGCACTAAGGTGGTCTCACAAATAGCCGGCACACCTGGCGGGGTAGGCTCTTATTTTGTAACAAACTCACAAAATGTTATAAGCTCAACACTTACTTGCTCTCTAAGTGCGGTAACTTGTGACACGACTGATTCATTATACATAGGTATGCCGATTATATTCTCCGGTGTACCGCTAGGCACTATCGATCTCAATGTAGAATATTATGTTAGACATATTGTTAATGGAACACAGTTTGTGCTGACTAATACACCGGGAGGGGCAATAACAACCCTGACGGTAGACAACGGAGTAATGACAGGTACCGGATCACCGTACATACAAGTATCAACAAGTCTTGGTGGAAGTGTAGAAGTATTAACTACCGAGACTGCGGTAGTTAATTTAGTCCAGTATCCGCTAACACCACCACTATTCAGTGTTAGTTATCGTATGGGTGGCTATCAGGCTATTATCACTGATTCGGGTACAGGATATGCTATTGATAATACCATCTTAATATCAGGCAGTAGCGTGGGAGGAACAACTCCGAATAATGATCTTACCCTAACTGTTGTGGCAATCGGGACTAGCGGTGAAATAACAAGTGTTATCAGATCAGGCACAGTGCCTGGTATTTCTGACAGCTATTATTTGCGAGTAATTTCATCTACTGAATTAGCTGTATTCTCAAATCCGTTAATGACTGTACCGGTATCAGGTATTGATTTCCCCTATATAGGCATAATCTCAACTACGGTAACCGGAACTACTAGTGGATCAAATAGTATTACAGTTAACAGCGTAAGTGAATTTGCAGTTAATGATGCAGTGGTGTTTACTGGATCAGTAGCCGGAGGATTAATATTAGGACAAATATATTACGTGCTCACTGTATCACCGCTAACTGTTGGTACTGTTCCCAACGATGTTGGTTCTGTTGAAGTGTTGTCTACTACTTTATTGCAAGATTTCACAATGGCTAAGTATGGCTCATATGCAGTCTTACCGGAACCGTTCTATTTTAATCAGAGTATTGTTCGGTATAACAATAGAGTCTACAGTTGTCTAATTAGCAACCACGATTCTGAATTTATATTTGGTAAGTGGCAGTTGTTAGATTCAGGTGATCGCAGATTAAATGCTTTAGATAGAGTTATTGGTTACTATCAACCGACTGCTAATATGCCCGGCTACGACTTAACTCAATTAGTTAGCGGGATACAATATCCAAACAGCACGTATAAAGGCAATGCGTTTGCCCCTGACGAACAGTTCCAAATAGATACTATCTTACAGGATCAACCATTCTATCCCACTGAAGTTGATATGAAAGCGATAATCTGGACCGGAACAAGTTACTTTAGTCCTGCTGAAACATCAACGTATTCGGGTGTTGTGTCGGGCAGTGACGGTGAAAATTGGGTTATTGATAAACTAGCCAACTCAGTGTTAAGTCTGACTGGTATTATATATGTAAATGGAATATACCTTATCACGACTACTAACATTGCTACTCCTATCTTACGTAGTACTAACGCGATCACTTGGACTGCTGGAGGCCGCTATATACCCACAGCTTTGTTACCGAACGAGTCAGTAACCTTAAGCTCATCAGGTATGGCATTGAATTCTGTTGGGTATCGTGACGGAGTGTACATTGTGGCCGGCAGCAGCATTGCATCAAGTGTTGACGCATCTATCTGGACAAATAGATTTACGTTCACAAATGGATTGGTTAACACTTTGTACGGCGTTAAGGGAGTGAGTACAAACTCATATTATGGATTTGTAGCCATAGGTAAAGGGCAGATTCCTGATTATTCAACCGGACTAACTGAAACTATAGATGTAAATCTGGTGCTAACTAGCTTAGACGGTATCTCATGGTCACAAAGCCCGGCTTATAGTTTTAATGGGTTTTATAGCATAACGGACAACGGTAATATTATGGTTGCTGTTGGAGAGAACGGTGTTATTTACACTAGTCAAACTGGCATTGTTTGGCTAGGCGTGAATGAAGTTGCAGTTGTTAGTGTAAATTCTGACACTAATAATATCAACGTTTCTAATACTGATGGATTCTTGGTAAATGATGAGATTAGATTCTCTAACTCTTTTAACGTAATATCGTCTTCTGTCACCTATTATGTGGTGAACATTATTACCCAATCACAACTTCAGATTAGTACTTCATTGGGTGGACTGCCAATCACGTTAAATGATGTTAATCCAAGCACAACAACTTATATGTATTTGTATCCAAGTACAAGTGATCTAAATGATGTGTTATTTGATAATTCTATATTTATGGCCGTCGGTAATGACGGGTTAATTAGAACATCGGTGGACGGTTATGTATGGGTAACGCAAGTCTCTGGTACGCTAGAAAACTTAAATAGTTTGGTATATAACGCGACTGCGGCTACGTGGACTGTGGTAGGTGATAACAACACTATTATTCTAAGCTCTGATAATGGAGTAACTTGGACTAGCTCTTCGATATTTGTTGTAGTACCCACTGTGTATGATGTACAGGGTGATCCGTTTCAGGCTGGATATGGTCCTGAGGAACTAGTAGCCGGCATCATAAGCGATAACATAACGTTGACAGTGGCTACTAGACCTGGCACAAATTGGCCAGAAACTGTATATCAGCACGTGGGTTATAACGTGCTGTCAATCGAAATACAACCAACCTCAGCCACTCAGACTGATTACAGTTTTGATTTAGTAGCACAGACCCCGGCGCAACTTGCAGTGTTTGTCATCGACGGCATTACTGGTACGAGCACCTCGATATACGAACCTGATTACAGTATCGATTGGATTACTAATGTGATAACTTTAGCTATCCCGTTATCTTTCACTCCAATCACTGATACATTACGAATTGATGTGTATGAAACAGGAAACGGAAACCAATTGGTTAAGGCTAATACAAAGACAGATCCAATTCGTGTTAATCTAACCACAGGGTGGAATGAAATATATGTAAATTGTAACTATTCTGCTACTATATTCTCCGGCAGTGGCGTTATTAGACCTGGAACGGCACCCATAGCAGTTGAAGCAATAAAAACTACTGCGATAGAGAATACTATTACTTGCGTGGGAGTAAAGGATTTTGTACTTAATGACCCGATAACATTCCAAGGTACTACGTTTGGCAACATATTAGAAGATACTACCTATTATGTTAAAACAATTAGCACAGTAACTAGTAGTATTACTGTATCAAGTTCATATAATTTCACTTCAGGTACTGCAGGTCCTACTTTTGTGGTTACAACTGCTGTGGGTTCGATGTATGTAGTTATTGCTGTTGGATCGGGCGCGCCGTGGGCTGAACCATTAATGTATCACAATGGTGTGAAATTATTGCACGGGTTAACTGGAACAGTCACCAGAACTAAAGCAACAAATAATGCAGTAACCTGTAACACAACAGGTGGGTTGGTAGTAGGTACTGTAGTAGTCTTTAGTGACACTATGTTTGGTGGGATTATTATACCGCAAACAACATACATCATTTATAGTATCGTAGATGCTAATGAATTTACATTAGAGGATCCTGCTAATCCAGGTAATGTGTTAGTGCTTACTACTGCAACCGGTGGAGCAGAATTCATATCAAATGACTATTCATTTGGTATAGCCGAGAATGGGGTTTCAGCGAAAATTATGCTAGCTGCGTCATACAATAACACAGTAGATTACTTAACCTATACTTTGTTCGGGGAAACTACCCCTACACAATACGGATACACTATCCCGGAAACAGAACTGTTTACCGGTGACGGAACTACCGATACGTTTGTATTGGCAAATTATGTCGCTGATGATAACCCGACAAATGCTATCGTTGAAGTTAACGGATTACGACAGTCTGATACTGAGTATATTATTGATAATTCATTAAATGAGATAGTATTTACTACGGCTCCATTACTAAATGACGTTATTGCGGTTACATCATACAATTTAACTGATAGACAGTATCTGAATACGCAATATGGGATTACTGGTGTCACGGTATCTGACATAACTTCTATTAGTAATGTTATTACTCCACCGATATCAATCACTAACATAACAGCTACTACTGCAGGGACTAATTTAATCACTTGTAATTCTACTAGTGGGTTTGTTGCCGATCAAACGGTAGAGTTCAAGGGAACTAGTTTTGACGCGAGCATTAACTCAGCCGGTACTGTTTATTTTGTACTATCCGGGTTTACAAGCACCGAATTTCAGATTAGTACAACGCTCGGCGGAAGTGCAGTAGTATTAGTTGGAGGTACAGGACTATTGGTCGCGTATGTTGGCGGTCAGCCAGCTGTGCGTGTAACAACTGGAATGGTTAATAACTTATCTGAAAACGACATAGTAAGAATAGACGGCGTGGTTGGGTCTACTCAACTAAACAACAATACGTATTATGTTCATGTGATTAATGACGTACAATTTGACTTGTATGAACAACCATATGATCCGGCTTACTCAGCGGTAAATTACCCAATAACTTCGGTGTCATCATATACTAGTGGAGGATATGTTTGGCTAAGTAATTCCTTTGAAATTATAGACACCACAGCCAGTGACACTGCCTCTCTGCATAACAAAATTGTAGTCCCCTCAACTGCATTATTAGTAGTAGATACGCCCGTCATATTTACTGCGCCAGGCTCAATAATAGGTGATATTACATTGGGCGGTATTGTTGTTGGCACCACATACTATATTATTGAAATAACTAGTGTGACAGAATTTGTAATATCTGAAGAGAGGAACGGCACACCGTTTATATTAACATCAGATTCTGGAACAATGTATGTAACACAATGGGAACAAACTAATGTGAATAGATTGTGGGTTACTGTAAACGGATACAGAATCCCATCATCAAGTTTACGGTTGAACCCGGCGAATGAAATTGGCATACTAACAGTTGTTGATGCGGCTGATGAAGTAATAATAACCAGTATGATGCCATCGGCGACTCCTAATGAGGAAGTGTACTTGTTAAACGTAAATCAGCAGAATTCTGCAGCGGTGTACAGGGCTAACACATTGACAAGAACTTGGTTAGTTCAGCCACTATTTAACACTGATACTGTAATTTATGTTGATGACATTACTCGTTTGACAGATACTGTTACTCAGATAGCAACTGCTCCTGCGGTAGTGGCAAATCTAATGAGTATTGGTTTAACAGCAGATAAGAGGATTATTTCTAATGTATCGGTGTATAACAACACTACTTCTGCGGAAATAAACAGTAGTAATTATAAAATTGTGATAGAGGAACTGTCTCCAATCTTGCAAATTACTTCAGGATCTTGGATAGCCCCGGGTGATCAGTTGACTATTACAATAATTGAAGGTAATTTAATTTACGTTAACGGAGAGCAAATAAAGTTCTCGTCAGTGGACACAGTGAATAATACACTGTCTGGATTACAACGCGGGGCAAATGGTACCGGTGAACAAGTTTATGTTCCTTTATACAGCGAAATATTTAGCATCTTATCATCTAACCGTATGACAGATGTACAATACAATCAAACTTGGAATTCTTATACTTTCAATCTAGTAGATGGCGATCCATTACAAATTAGCACAACTGCTTCTGCAATTTTCTTAAATCAGGATCAATCGTAAATGATAAATAAATAATATGAATGAAAAGACCTCAGCCAGTCAAGAAAAACAGCAAAATAAACCGGAATCCAAGCCCAACGACGTTGGTGGATTCTATTTTTTGTCACATCTGAAAATATCTGATCCTAATTCAAACGAAATTCTAGTACAAAAAAGAGGCGATAGCTAATGTCAGTCATTACTTTATCATACAAAATTGAAGGTTTTCTAAAAATACACGACCCTAATACCGGAGAAATATTGGTAGATAAAAGGAATAGTATAAATTACGAAAATATGTCTGAAGCTATCGCGGACACGCTAAGCAGTCGAGGCTACGGAGAAATCTATCAGATGGCATTTGGAAATGGCGGGGCATCAGTTGATGAAACTGGAACTATAACCTATTTACCACCTAATACAACCGGTCAGAATGCGGCATTGTACAACGAAACTTATGTTAAAATTGTAGATGATACTAGCGTTTTTAACTTAGATCCAACAAGAAATAAAATGACCGTGTCTCATACCACTGGAAAAGTCTATACCGATATTCTGGTACAGTGCTTACTAGACTACGGTGAGCCTGCAGGACAAGCTGCGTTTGACAATAGTACGCAGACAGCAGGCGAATATGTTTTTGATGAGCTTGGATTATTAGCTAATTACGGTACAGATAGCGGAGGGAATGTTATAACTAGATTATTAACCCACGTAATCTTTCACCCAGTACAAAAAAGTTTGAACAGACAGATACAAATTGATTACACCGTTAGGATCCAATCCTTAACGAATTTAGTAACAATTTAACATAAATACAAGGCAGCGGAGTTAAAGAATATGGCATATACGATTGTTAAAAGTGACGGTACAGTATTAACGACCATCGCCGATGGTACTATTAATACTACTAGTACAAGTCTTGGTCTTCCGGGTAGAAATTACGCAGGTTATGGACAGGCGTTAGATACTAACTTCACCCATATGGCTGAGAACTTCGCTGACACGGCGCCACCGGCCAATCCTCTAAGAGGGCAGCTATGGTATAATACAAACAACAGCACACTGTATGTGTGCCCTACTGACGGAGAGTCTAACGCAGCAGCATGGTTGGGGTTGACATCTACCAGTAGTGGTGGTGCAACGACATTTGGTGCAGTTACAGTCACTGGTAATTTGTCGGCGAATAATATATCTGCGGTAAATAATTCAAATGCGAATGCGATATTCACTTCATATTTGACGGTATCTGCGAATGCAAGTATAGTAGATTCAACTACAACGACTGCTAATATCGGTACGCTTACTACTACTGCGATCACCACCGGTGCTGCTACTACGGCAGGGACGTTGACAGGTTTGTGGACTATTAATGGTGGCCCGGGAGGCGCTAACGCTAACGCTGTTATTTTTAATACCGGTGGAATTTTCATTAGTAATTCTGCTGGCGCGAATTTATACGGTATTAAGACAGACAAATATATGTATGCTAATGGCACCCCTATTAGCTTTGCAGGCACCTATGCGAATTCGAACGTAGCTAGTTATCTACCGGTATTTGGTGGAAACATCTTATCTTCAAATATTCAAACTCCTATCTTAACGACCGGCGTGTCGTCAAATGCAGGGGTAATCACTGGTAATTGGACATTAAGTTCAGGTTCGCGGCTAAATGCTACATACGCTGACTTGGCTGAAAGATTTGAAGCTGATGATTCATACAGCCCTGGCACAGTGGTTGAACTCGGCGGTGATAAAGAAATTACTGCTGTCAGACACGATTTAAGTGAAGATGTATTTGGAGTAATCTCTAATACTGCGGCATATTTAATGAACTCGGGCGCCGGAAATGATTCTACTCACCCGCCAGTTGCTGTTAGCGGCAGAGTTCAAGTTAAGGTTACTGGTCCAGTTAGAAAAGGTCAACGATTAGTAAGTGCTGGAAATGGTATTGCTAGAGCAGCCATAGTCGGTGAAGCAAGCGCATTCAATACTATCGGCAGATCATTAACTGAGAAGGCTTCTACTACTATCGGGACAGTAGAAGCCATCGTAATGATTAGATAAGGATAATAAATGACTTACGCACAATATGGCTTGATTGAAGCCACAGATTATAACACTTTGGTTGGTGGAAACCCTGTAATTACTAGTGGCAGATTGAATACCGTATGGGCTACTGGTGGTACAGCAGCCGGATATGGGCAAACTGCTGTTGCTAATGTCGCCGTCGGAACTAGTGTAACCGCATCTCAGTGGGCTTCACTCATTAACAATACTGCAAATTCAGCATCACATCAGGGTTCTTCAATTACCAGTGTAGTTGCCCCTAGTGCGGGAGGAACAGTAACATATTTGTCAGCTATTCCTACTAACCTAACCACTATCTATACCAATCGGCTAAACGCAGCAACGCAAGGTAGTACTAGTTCTAACACAGCGACATACGCAAGTACTTGGAGCTCGGCTTTAACCTTCGTCCATACTATAACATTTGCTTCGGGTGATGCGGCTAGATACTTCTTTAACGCGGGTGGGCAGTTGGCAGTAACGTGTTCGCATCCAGCTGGAACTGGCATCAATTTACTATTAAACGGATTAGCTAGTAACATTGGTACTGTGGTATTAAGCTCCCCTACATCAGGTTCGATCACAGTGGCATCTACTTCGTATAATGGAGTGACTAAAATAGCCGGCGGCGGCAACACTCCTACTATTAGTGCTAACTCTGGTTATTATGCGCAAACAACATCAAATGCTAATGTGTTTACTCAACTAGCATCGACTGGCCCATCTGGTTATTTAAGCACGTTTATTCGTGTAATAACTAAATCAAATGGAACTCAGGGATCAAATGGTGACGCCGGAAGCATAATTACCATTTACACACTGTGGGATGAAGTACCTGACGGACTCTCAGCGTCTGCTGGATCAGCTACTACGGTGACTATACGGCCGCCTGAATCAGTTTATTTGCCATCAGCATCGTGGGGCGCGCCCGCAGTAACTGGCACGGTTACTGGCTCGTAATTTTTAATTACTCCCCTGTATCCATCTAAATACTCTTAAGGAGTGTTAGATGGATACACAAACATTAATTAGTGATGCCCGAGCTAGATTCAATCATAGCTCAGCCAAAGCCTACCTTAAAGAAAAATATGATAGCAAGCTTATTGTTGCTGATCAAGGTGGTCTTTGGAAAGTCAATTTAGAAACAATCAATTTCTTAAACGCCACTCTCTCTGATACAATCATTCTCATAGACACATTCGCTAATCCAGTTAAAGTAAATCGCAGCGACCTTTTAACTAAATTACAATCCATCTACGATGAAACCATGCAAGAATGGTATGATGAATGGAGTGAACTAGAGAGAAAGCGATGACTAGAGGTGCAATCTTGTTTGCCTTTAACTCGCCAAAGTATAACTATTACACAATGGCAGTAGCAACAGCTAAACGTATAAATCATTTTTTATCAATGCCGGTAACCATAGTCACGGATGAAAGTTCAATCCCAGACCAAGTTGACTATCAATTTGATAATGTGATAATAACTAAGCCGGATAAAGGCAACATTCGTGATTATAGTATTTGGATTAATAAGGGCAGATACCAAGCATATGAACTTAGTCCATATGATGAAACCTTGCTCTTAGATACCGACTATATGGTTAATTCATCTAAACTGTTAAAAACATTTGAGACTTCAATTGATTTTTGCTGTCACGATGCCACTACTTTTCTGATGAATGTGGGCGCAGCGCAAGAAGTATTAAGCGCATACAGCTATAAAACACTATGGGCCACTGTGATAGCCTTTAGAAAAACCAATAGAGCAAAGCAAATATTTGAGTGTTTGGAAATGGTTCAGAAAAACTATGAGCATTATGGTAATATTCATAGTTTTATAGGAGGGGTCTATCGTAATGACTATGCGTTAACGTTAGCACTTAGGATTGCTAATGGGCATTTAATGCAAGCAGAAGATATCATTCCATGGAACTTAACCCATATTGGCAAGAACACTTCAATCTATGCAAATTCTACTGATGAATTTAATACTGAATATACTGTGATGTTTGATAATTGGCAACGTGCTAAGATCCGAAAAGAATATATGACTATTAAAGATATGGACTTTCACGTTATGCAAAAAGATAACTTCTTAGAGTTAATAAAATGACTAAAGGATTTGTAATCCTCGCTCAAAATACCGCTGATGTTGACTATGTTAAATGTGCTGAGGTCTTGGCACAAAGCATTAAAGCTCAAATGCCATCTGCTAATGTATCACTTATTAGCGACAACACTACTCTATGTAAAGCATTTGATCAGGTTATTAAGCTACCATACGGTGATATTGATCCTACTAGCAATTGGAAGCTATCTAATGATTGGCAAGTATATGAGGCTAGTCCATATGAATACACTATTAAGTTAGAAGCAGATTTGTATCTACCTAGCTCTATAGACCATTGGTGGCACACTCTACAGCAGCGTGATGTTGTGATATCCACGACCATTAGAAACTTTAGACAAGACATTTCTACTTCGCGAGCATACAGAAAATTTATTGACGACAATGCATTGCCGGACTGCTACAACGCTATCACCTATTTTAAGAAATCTGATACTGCTCGTTTGTTTTTTGAAGTAGTGAGGGATATATTTGAAAACTGGAATCAATATATTGCTATTCTCAAATGTAATAGAGATGAGCTACCAACCACAGATTGGGTATATGCTATTGCCAGTCACATTGTTGGCGTAGAAAAAACAACACTGCCTAACTTTACAGCAATGAGCATGGTGCATATGAAACAGTTTATTAATGATTTGCCCACCGCAGATTGGACAGATACGTTTGTTTATGAAATACTGCCCCACACCTTACGGGTAAATACTAACCCACAATTGTACCCATTTCACTATCAATTGAAGAATTTTTGTGATAAAATAAGTAAGAGTTTATATGCAAGATGATGATGATTATATAATTTTATGGGAAGCTCCAAAGATTATCCCACCTGAGTTTCGTTTATATTATAGCGACACTGGCAAGGTAATTTGTTATACTTGTGAAAAACTTGATGGAAACTACATCATTATCGATGCTAGTAGCTATGCCGCGGGAAGACCTGATGTTAGAGTCATTGATGGAAAAATATCAAATCTATCAGAATGTGTCGTAGTCACTAAATTGATGCCAGATGCCATTACCGGGCAATCGTGCGTGACAGAAGATATAAGCATTGTAGTTGGTGCAGGTTATGTCGGGGATACGATTAAATGGAAATTAAACACGTATGAACTTAGGAACTAAATGAATTCAAACATAGTAGATATAGCAGATTTAGACGTTGTGTATCTAAGCTATGATGAACCCCAAAAGGAAGAATTTTGGCTTAAGATTAAGAATATGATACCCTGGGCTAAACGGGTTGATAATGTTAAAGGTAGTGACGCCGCACATAAAGCTGCGGGCCTTGCAAGTGATACTGAACGATTTATTCTAATTGACGGTGACAATATGCCTGAAGAAAGTTTCTTCAATTTACAATTAGACTTTACCAACAAAGACCCTACCTTTAAACTAGCGCAATTTCGTTGGAAAGCAATAAACAGCATTAACGGTTTGCGCTACGGTAACGGTGGTATGTCGTCCTGGACACAGGAATATGTTGCCAATATGAAAACTCACGAACATCAAACTGATGGTGACGTATCACGCATTGCTGATTTTTGTATGGACGGCAAAGACAATTTGTATTGGGCAATGCACGATTGTTATTCAACAACGTATCCTAACTATACTCCATTTCAAGCCTGGCGAGCAGGATTCCGAGAGGGTGTCAAGATGAGTTTAGATAGAGGTGCGAGGCCTAGCATAGAGCAATTTAAAGAAACCGTCGCAACTAGAAATTTAAACAATTTGACCATCTGGCATAATGTAGGTGCTGATGTTGAGAATGGCTTATGGGCTATCTATGGCGCAAGACTGGGCACTTACATGACCATGTTGACTGAGTGGGATCCTGCAAATGTTCAATGGTTTGATAATTACACTGCTTTATGGGAAGAACATAAAGGTCTAGACCCTGAAAAAGAATTAACTTTATTGGGAGAATCACTAGCAGCTAAATTAGATTTACCTATGTGTACATTAACTTTTTCACAGAGTAAATTCTTTAAGCGACATTATAAAGCTGACTTCCGCAATATAGGCCCATTAGTAACAGAAATGGATGTAATTAGAAAAATAGAGGGATGGTAAGAGAATGTCATCAGAACAAAAAAGAATCAAAGATATTAAAATACGAATCGAGAATGAAGTAGGGCCTACCTTCTGTCTTGCTAAATGGCATCATGTGACTATGTATTTACAAACAGGGGAGACACATAGTTGTTATCACCCGCAGCCACATAAGATTCCACTAAGTGAATTGAAAGACAACCCATCTGCGTTGCATAACACCATGCATAAGAAGTTAGAACGTAAAGAAATGCTTGCTGGTGAGAAACCTAAGGGGTGTCAATACTGCTGGAACATTGAAGCAATGGGCCCAGATTACATAAGTGACCGTCATATTCGTAACGCTAGTATTTTTACTGAAGAACGGTATGAGCAGACGGTTAAGGGTCCGTGGGATCAAAACATAAATCCAGAATACTTAGAAATTAACTTTGGTAATGAATGTAATTTCAAGTGTGGATATTGTCATCCAAAGTACAGCACACGATTCTATAATGAAATCAAAGAGAATGGCCCAGTCACTACAGTAAAGAATCATCGTTGCGACATTGATTGGATGAAACTATACCAACGTGAAGAAGAAAATCCATACGTTGATGCATTCTGGGAATGGTGGCCTGAATTACGAAAGACATTGAATATCATGCGAGTTACTGGCGGTGAGCCAACCATGCACCGCAGCACATGGCAGTTGTTAGATAAGATTGCCGCTGACCCTATGCCGTGGTTGGAGTTGAATATTAACAGTAATCTAGGGACTAAAACCAGTTTAGTTGAAAAGTTAAGTGATAGTGTTAAGCAACTGTGTGATGACGGAAAGATTCGCTCATTTAAACTATTCACCAGCTTAGACACATGGGGCCCGCGCGCCGAATATATTCGTACTGGATTGGATTTGGAATTGTGGGAAAAGAATTTTCACACATACTTACAACGCACAGATAGTCCGATCACATTTATGATTACCTTCAACATCTTCAGTGTAACTACCTTCAAGCAACTGCTTGTGAAGATGCTGGAATGGCGTAATCAATATGGATGGTACGACGACATAAAGAGTCATCGTGTTAGATTTGATACTCCATACTTACGGGATCCACTGCAGTATGATATGAACATTCTTCCCAAAGAAGAATTTATGCCCTATATGCATGATTCTCTACAGTTTATGTTGGAGAATGTTGATGATACTGCTAGTAATAAATTCACTACCGTTGAATATGAAAAGTTCAAGCGAGTAGTTGATTACATGGCAGAAACTGTGTATTCAGATGATAAACTACTAGAAGGACGCCGCGATTTTTACAATTGGTTTAATGAATTGGATGAGCGGCGAGACACAGATATGGTATCTATATTCCCTGAATATATAAACTTCTATAGAATGTGTCAGACAGATAACCGATTAAATCCACTATGAACAAAGAATATTTATTAACAGAAAGCAAATCATTCTGTATGCTGCCATGGGTACATTTCAACACCAGTCCAACTGGCGATGTTCTGCCGTGTTGCATAGGAAAAACACCAATCGATGAGTTTGGTTATCATAAAGTCATTGCCAATTCAAACAAAGATAGCATGATGGAAATTGTCAATGCTACTGAGATGAAGAAACTGCGTGTTGATATGTTGCGTGATGTTAAAAATCCAATATGCGCGACCTGTCACAAGCATGACAGCATGGATATGGGAAGTTTTCGAACTAGCTCTAACAAACAATACGGTAACTATTTTGATACTGCTGTTACTCCTACCCGGGAAGATGGGTCCCTGACTGAATTTAAGATGAGATACTTTGATATCAGATTCAGTAATATTTGTAATTTTAAATGTAGGACTTGCGGACCCGATTTTAGTAGTCAATGGGAACAAGAGAATCTAAAAAACAATATCAGCCGCCGCATTATTTTAAAGAATAATAAAAAGGAATTTTTACAAGAGGTCTTAGATCAGATTCCCCATATGGAAGACGCTTATTTTGCCGGTGGTGAGCCGCTTATCACAGAGGAACATTACATAATGTTAGAAGAAATGATAAGGCAAGGTCGCACAGACATAGCATTGCGCTATAACACGAATTTTAGCAATCTAAAATTCAAAGATAAAGATTTGATGGGTCTTTGGAAGAAGTTCAAGCATCATATTCAAGTTTATGCTAGCGTAGATCATTACGGCGAACGTGCGGAATATATACGCCATGGCACCAATTGGGCCGACATAGAATATAATTTTGTAATGGCTAAAAAATCGCCATTCATCAGGTTGCAAATGAATACTGTGCTAAGTTTATATAATTACAAGACATTTCTAGAGTTTTATCAATATCTATTTGATAAAGACTTGTACCCGGTCACTGCTCACTTTTCAATATATAATATGTCTAGTCCTGAATACCTTACTTCAAATGTTTTACCACAGCATCACAAAGATGAGGGCAGATTAAAACTATTATCACTATTAGACCTAATGCGGGAACGCGGATTCTCTGCTAATACTCCGTCGCTTACCGC